AGCTTGGTTTAGACCCATCTCAGTTTGACTCCTTCCCAGCCTTTAAGGTTGCAGTCATGCGCCAGGCAATGAAAGCCGCATGATCCTGACATCCAATAACCGAGACATTGCCAAGCAGCTTGTGGAGACTGCTGATGACGGCATGGTCCTGGAGATCAGAAAACCTAAGAGAAGCCTAGAACAGAATCGTTACTACTGGGCAATACTCTCCGACATTTCAGAACAGGTAGTTCCTGGCAAGGCATACGAACCAAGTCTTTGGCACGAGTACCTACGAGCCTTGTTCTTGCCGGAGCGTATGGTGGAGTTGCCTGACGGTAGCGTGAAGATGCTAGAGGGAAGCACGGCAGAACTCAGGAAAGACGAGTTTTCAGACTACCTAGAAAAAGTTATAAAATGGTCGGCAGAACACGATGTTACATTTTCTGAGCAAACGAGGAGGCTTGGTGAATGAGTTGGCTCTTTTCGCAGGCGCTGGTGGAGGAATACTTGGGGGACACTTGCTTGGATGGAGAACCGTCTGTGCAGTCGAGTGGGAACCCTACGCAGCTAGCATACTTGTTGCAAGACAAAACGACGGCGTTCTCCCGCCTTTCCCGATTTGGGATGACGTTCAAACATTTAACGGCAGACATTGGCGTGGAATTGTTGACGTTGTGTCTGGAGGATTTCCGTGTCAAGACATTTCCGCAGCCGGAAAAGGCGCAGGCATTGACGGAGAACGATCAGGAATGTGGCGAGAAATGGCAAGGATCATTCACGAGGTACGACCGAGATTCGTGTTCGTGGAAAACTCACCAATGCTCACTTCTAGGGGACTTGGAACAGTTCTCGGAGACTTGGCCGCGATGGGGTTTGATGCGAGATGGGGAGTGTTGGGAGCAGCAGACGTTGGCGCACCGCATCAACGAGACAGAATCTGGATTGTGGCCGAGTCCAAACTCAAGAGATTGGAAGGACAGCGGAGCCAGCCAGGGCAAGAGAAAATCTCCGAATTTAGGAACGGTAGTGCATTGGGCGACCCCAGTATCAGACGATACGAGCTACAGGAAAAACAAATACGCGCAGGGCGGGACGGCACTAAGTACGCAAGCTGGTGGGAAACTGAACCCAACGTGGGTCGAGTGGCTAATGGGATGGCCGCTAGGGTGGACAGACTTAAAGCCATTGGAAATGGACAAGTACCACTCGTGGCTGCAACAGCATGGGAAGATTTAGGTGACAAAAGATGAAAAAGCCCATTTATCAGCCGTTGCCGAGCTCGGTTGTATTGTCTGCCGCAGACTGGGATTCGATGGAACACCTGCTGAAATCCACCATCTCCGAGCAGGGCAGGGATGGGGACGCAGCGACCATTACTCTACTATCCCCCTCTGCCCAGAGCACCATCGCGGTAAAAGTGGAGTTCATGGACTAGGGACAAAAGGCTTTCCAAAACATTACGGGTTTACAGAGCAGGAATTATTAGAGGAGGTGCGGTGTTTACTATCTCGCTGACGTTTTATAACGACCACGAACACTTAGATAAGCATATTGACGCGTGGCGTACATACCCCTATGTTCAAAAACAGATCATTGATGACGGAAGCGAAGAACCACCATTTGCTGACGTTCCTGTTTACCGGATAGAAAAAGACATTCCGTGGAACATTCCGGGTGCTAGAAACTTGGGGGCCGCAGTCTGCCCGACAGAATGGATTTTGTTTTGCGACACCGACCAGACGTTTAGCAAGGGAAGCATAGACGCGATCCTAGCGACCAAGCTAGAGCGCGGTAAGTTCTACTCGTTTAAGCGCGAGAACCGTCCTAGAACCGCGGGGACCTTGTTAGTGAATCGACTCGACTACTGGGCTGTCGGCGGTTATGACGAGGACTTTGCCGGTTTCTATGGATACAACGACCCTTATCTCCGGTTCCTCTTGGAGCGCGCTGGAATCCGCGAGTTCACCCTCCCAATCCTCTGCACGCAGCACAATGCAGATTGCGTCCTCACCCGCGTGCCGAACAATGAAAGTCTCTACTACCAAAAAATCAAAGAAGGAAGAAGTCATACCTACCTGCGGTTCCCGTGGAAACGGATATGAAAGTCTTAATTTATACATCAATCTTCGGGGATTATGATCCCCCTAAAGATCACCCAGAGCAAAGTATTGACTGCTATTTCATGCGCTTTACCCAGCCGCATGAGGAATTAGGCGAAAATCCACGTTTGCAAGCCAAGTATTACAAGGTGCTTTTACACCGCATATTTGGTGCTGATAATCATTTCGATTACACGATCTGGATTGACGGGTCGGTTCAGATCACTTCCCCGCACTTTGCCAAATACATGGTTTCTCAAGCCAAAGACTCTTGGGCCATGTTCACCCACCCCTGGCGGGATTGCATATACGACGAGGCTGCCGAAGCTCACGATATGCGGAAGTATCTGGACCAGCCAATTTTGCAACAGATGACCGAGTACCAAGAACAAGGGATGCCGCCTAAGTTCGGGATGACCTCCGGCGGAATCATTTGCAGGAACACCCGAAATATGGCCGTGGTGGGCTTGGATGAGATGTGGTGGAGGGAAATACTGTGCTGGGGCATCAAGGACCAGATACCCCTGCAATACGTCCTGTGGAAAACAGGCCAGTCTGTGCGGCGGTGCGACAAACCGCTTTTTAACAACGGGCTATTTACGATTCATGCGGCCCATCGAGCCAAGGAGTACGAAAAATTAAAGCCATCGCCATAGCCACCGTAGACGGTAAGTGCCTGCCGGTCCTTGCGGCCAGCATCACCTTTTATGTCCCGCAGGATGTTGTCGTTTACATCTCCGGGTCGGACATCAAGCTCCCACGGCACAAGACCGTGAATATGCCCAATACCGCCAAGAACTTTGGGGACGCCTTTAATGCGGTCATGGGGAAAGCGTTTGAGCAGCACGACGAGGTGGTCTGCTGCAACGACGATATTGTGTTTAACCCCTACACCTGGCAGACGCTTGCCAAGGACATTACCAGACTCAGAAGTGAAAATGTCCCCCTCGGCTGGGTCGCGTGCCGAAGCGACTATGCGAGAGGATACCAGAACGTGCGGATGGGAAAAGGCCGAATGAACTTCTTCCGGTACGAGAGCGAGCATAAGATCATCATGGCCGAAATCATCGCCCCGATCTGCGCCTACATCCACCGGGACGCCTGGGTAGACTTCCCTCCCTTGAACTGGTATTCGGACGATGTGCAATGCGTGGATATGGTTGCCAAGGGCTTTTTCCATTTTGTGAGCCGGGCCTACGTCCACCACGTTGGAAGCCAGACTTGTGGATTTGACGCAAAGAATCTTATAGAATCCGCGAAACCTTGGATTCTTGAGAATAGGCCAGAACTCTACAAGCAATGGTTTCCGACAAATTAACCCAAGAACGACTTAAACAGGTTTTGGACTACGACCCAGAAACGGGTGTATTCACCTGGAAAAGTGGGGTCAAAAAACATCTTTTGAACAAACAAGCTGGTTGCCATAGAAAAAAAGATGACTGTGTTGTTATTGGAATAAAAAGAAAATCTTATCTGGCTCACCATTTGGCGTGGTTATTTGTTTATGGTGATTGGCCGAAACATGAAATTGACCATATAAATCAAAATAGGTCTGACAATAAGATTGCAAATTTGCGAGATGTAGACCATAGAACAAATTGTCAAAATTACCGCATAGCAACAAAAAATAATAAAAATTCTAAACTTCTTGGGGCTGCTTACAGAGATGGGCGGTATTACTCAAGAATTAGGGTTGGAAACAAACGAATTAGCCTAGGATCGTTCGCAACAGCAAAAGAAGCACATGAAGCCTATGTTGTTGCAAAAAGACAACACCATCCCGGTTGCACCATATGATTGACGATAATAGGCTTCGGAATTGGGCGTGGTACTGTGCCTGGGGTCACCTTGGCCCAGAGATTCGCACCCAAGCCGCCTCTGCCGAAGGCAACTACGACTCCGAAGATGTCTGGGAGGGCGAGGAACCCCGACTTGAACCGGACATGGTAGACGGGGAACTAATTGAACAGGCGGTCAGAAAACTTCCAGAAAAGTATCGGAAAGTTCTAAAAGCACGTTTTATAATGTATCCGTACCATCTTCAACATACCGTGGCACAAAGACTGCGGATGTCGGTGGACAGGCTTGAAAGTGAACTAGCAACAGCGAAGAGGAGATTATCAAGTGAACTCGAAAGAAATCGTCCAAGGAACCCCAGAATGGCTCCAAGCGCGATTGGGGTGTCTGACAGCATCCCGAGCCAATGACGCCTGTGCCGGGGAAACCACGGCAGCGTACCAAAACTATTTCTGGCAACTCGTTGCCGAGCGAGAAACGCAAGTTGTCGAAGAGTCCTACGTCAACGCAGATATGCAGCGTGGAACCGAAAAAGAACCCATTGCTCGCGCCGCCTACGAAGCCCATACCGGGACTTTTGTCACCCAGACCGGATTCTGGCTACACCCAGTCAAGTTCTTTGGCGCTTCTCCTGATGGACTGGTCGAAAGTGAAGGACTCATAGAGATCAAGTGTCCGAGGACGTCCACACACCTCCGCTACCGTTCAGAGAATAAAGTCCCCACGCAGTACAAGCGCCAGATGATGTGCCAACTGCTTTGCACAGGTAGAAAGTGGGTGGACTTTGTGAGTTTTGACGACCGAGTGCGGGACTCTAAGCAACTGTTCATTATCCGCTTTGAACCAAAGCAAGCAGAGATGGACGAGATGCTGGAAAAGATACAGTCATTCTTGGCCGCCGTTGCAAAGGAGTGCGAGTGAACACCGCTTTGGTGGAAGCTCTAGCGCAAGAATTGTTTGAAGTAATAGATAACTACGGCGACCAGATGCCGGTGGCCGTTGCAGTAGGGGTTTTGGAAGCCGTGAAGTACCAACTTATGAAGCAAGTATCGGAGGATAACGAGTGAGGATTTTAGTGACCGGAGGTGCGGGGTTTATTGCCCACCACCTGATAGACGAACTGCTGGATAACACAGACGCAGAGATTGTCAGCCTTGACCGGCTAGACTACTCTGGGAACCTAAACCGCCTGCATAACGTTTTGCAGTACAGGAAAGACAGAAACCGGGTCAAGATCGTTTACCACGACCTTAAAGCCGAAATAAACCCCCATGTGGCCTCCCATATTGGCAAGGTAGATGTGATCTTCCATCTTGCGGCAGGAAGCCATGTAGACCGTTCTATCGACTTCCCGATGGAGTTTGCGCTAGATAATACAATTGGAACCCTGAACCTTCTGCAATTTGCCCGCACCCAGGACTTGCAACGGTTTGTGTATTTCTCCACAGACGAGGTGTTTGGGCCGGCCCCACAAGGCGTTTCCTACAAGGAGCATGACCGCTACAACTCCACCAACCCATACTCTGCCAGCAAAGCCGCCGGAGAAGAGTTCTGCGTGGCGTTTGAGAACACCTACAAACTGCCGATCTACATTACCCATACCATGAACGTGTTTGGGGAGAGGCAGTCGCCAGAGAAGTTTATTCCGCTTTGCATTAGGAAAGCACGCGACGGTGACAAGATTACGATCCACGCCGATCCAACGAAAACCAAAGCAGGGAGCAGGCATTACATCCACGCTAGAGATGTAGCCTCTGCGATGATCTTTTTGCTAAACCGCCCGACAGTAAAGGTTTTAGATTACGGCGGCGCAAAATGCCCTAAGTTCAACATCGTCGGCAGGGAGGAGCTCGACAACCTAAAACTAGCACTTACGATTGCTGAGATTCAGGGCAAGAAGCTGCACTACGAAATGGTAGATTTCCACTCGTCGCGGCCTGGGCATGATTTGAGATATGCCTTGGACGGTACGTTTATGAAGTCCTTGGGGTGGGTTCCTCAGATGGATGTCTACGATAGGCTAGAGCAGACCGTTAAATGGAGTTTAACCAACGAGGAGTGGCTATGAACTGGACTGTATTTGTTGTGGATTGGGATTCGCTAGGGCCGATAAAATTTGTGATGTTTGCAACTGCCGTGTTGATTATTAGCGGGTGGCTTGAATGGCGGCGTGGCTGATA